GAATAAGTATCAACTGTACTTGCAAGATATGTAGAGTATAGATGACTCCCTGCAGTTAAATAACTATCGTTCCACGTACTTGTCGCCACATAATTATTTATGTTGGCAACGCTGAAGTTTCTCCACCAGCTGTAGGTTCTGGAGTAGGTACCTCAGCGCCTGGAGCACCAGCAGCTGGTGCACCACCGCCCGGGCCAAGCGGCGGCGGTACTTCTTCACCCCCAGGTGGAGGTAAAGGTGCGCCTACCTCACCACCCATAGGCGGAGGTGCTCCACCACCAGAAGCCCAGTCAGGTCCTCCTCCTCTAATTTGATCTAACTCAAACTGTAATGCTGCATCTTTTCTAAGCCACTCTCTATTAGCTTTAATTTGCTCATCTGTCCATCCCAGATATTCTTTCTGACCAAATCCTTGTGATATAGATTCGTTAGCAACAACATTAGTAAAATTATTAAGCTTAAGATCCATTATTTGTTGTCTACGTAATTCAAAATAATTACGAGGCGGTGTAAAAGTTAAATCAAATACATTCTCTCTTAAATCAAAATCCTTCCATAAATGTTTTAATTTAAGATGAGTAATAAATGCATCTTTTAATCCAACAGCAAACTGCGCTTGCAGTCTAACAATAAAATTAGCGAACTTTAATTCTTCTCTCAACACAGTCGCGTCAGCAGCACCATATTGAGAAGTTTCAGTCTCAACTCTATTAGTAGGTACTTTAAGAGCTTTATATAACTTTTTAACAAAATAATTTAAATCGTCTAACTCACCTAAATTCGCTCCACCTGGTAAAGTATTAACCTCTGTACCAGTGCTACCCTCTCTCTTTGGAAACCAATAAGCATCCAACATAGATTGTGGATTAAATGAGTCTACTCTCTTATTCTCATCTAAGCTAAACGTTTTCTTGCTCCAATAGTTTTGCATCAAGCGTCGAATATATCCTTCAGCTTTAGGAGTACTCATATTACCAACATCAACATTAAATACTAAACGCTCTGGAGCTCTAACTAACCGATATATAATAATTGAATCCTCAATTAATGATAACTGTCTATAAGCTCTTCGTGCATTCTCAATAAAAGGAATTCTAAAAGTTTTATTTTCATTCCACGTACCAGAATTAATATATGTAATCTGATTTTTTTCCATTGGAATAAAATCTTTATCTTTCAGAGTAGAAAACTGCTCTTCTGCTTCCTTATGGTGTTTTGCTTTTCGAAGTAAATAAGCCTTAATAAACATATTTTGGTAGTTATCATACACAGGATCAATCGCTTGTGTTGGAACACTTATAACACCTAAAATACCTTCTTTAATATGCTTCTCATGAATGATATTTTCAAAATATAACTCTCCATCTACTAATAATGATCTCACATATTCCCATCCACGTTCTTTAATATCAAACAAATTAATAAACTTAGTAAATTCTTCATTCAACTGGCGCTTAACTAAAGGATCAAAATCAACTACGTCTCTTAATTCTAAACTAATTATATTACCATGCTCATCTTCATTAAGAAAATCATCACAAATTTCATCTAACGCATCTGCGACCTCAGCAAACTGTGCCATTGTTCTATAATCTCGTAAACGCCTGTACTTATCTACATCAAGTGTAGCGTACATTAGCTCGTTATACATCCTATCAGCTAGAAATGACCCTATAGGATGACTAGTTTCGGGCGCTTTAGGAGCAAGAATAGAATGCTGTGCTAATAATTCTTTACGTAAAGACCCTGCTTTATAGAAATCTTTGAACTTAGGATTCTCTTCAGTTACGTCATCTATAATTGCCGCCGGTGACCTATAGGGTAAATTATTTTGAATAAACTTCTGTAACCCTCTTCCAAATGTTCCTTTTTGTCCGTCTGCCATTGTAATATTATTTATGCATAACCGTTAAGTGTCAAACCGCCCAGTAGCGGAAGAATTAGTAGAACCTGCCTGCCAATACATTTTACCGCCTATCCTTGCCGTTACTGCGGATTGCCGGGTATCTATAATTTTTATATCAGTATTCTTATATCCTATATCTAAATCTTCACCTCTATATGCGGATAAATTAAACATAGATGTCACGTTATCTATTCTATTAGCCATCCCGACGTCACCACCACCTGCAAAATGAAGACCAATAATTTTCCATGCAGACAGAGAAGGGTTACCTTCATTAAACAAAGCGCACCAAAAACTACCAGAGTCACCTCCAGCGGACGCATCTGTAGTACCTCTTATACGTATTTGTTCAATGAAACCGAGAGAATCTAAATTACCAGAATAACTTACGTTTCCTGCATACGTAACAGTATAAGCACTTAAAGAACAAACAGATGAACCATATGGCTCACTACCAGGCCATCCAAGAGGTCCATATGTCCTTCCAGATTTAAAACATGGTGCTCCTGACTGCGTCGTCATTAAACTGTCTATTTCAGCTGTTGTCGCGAATCCAAGGGCGGAAAGACCTTGTACTGCGTCCACCATATCTTCATCCTGTCGTGCAAGTAAGTATTGCTTCCAACTTTCAGTCTTACTAAATAAATTTGATACTGTAGTATCTAACGCAAAAACCGCTACATCTAGTTTGTTGTTGCTACTTGTAAAGGGATAAGCTCGTTTTACTGTACCTATTTTTAAATCATCTAAAGAAGATTTTGTAGAAGTGTATTCGTCGTACGATGATCTTTGATAAACTGGGTATCTTGTTTCTCCTGTAGACTCGGTAGTATCATTAGCTGAAAGTAAAGACCAATAAGTTAACCCATTAGCATTTTCATATGCAGACGTAGGCATCATATCTCCGCGTAATTGATAGCCACCTAGAACATGATTGTTGCTAACACCTACTACAGTGTTGTCATCTAAATCAATACAAAGACCTCCTAGTGTTCCAGTGTCAACATACCCACCACTATATCCATTTGGAGGCATAATACTACAACCAATACCACCCATTATTGGTCTGTGTGTTTGTCTACTACCACTAACAGGCATTACCCATCCGCTCTCATCAGAACCCGGAGTAGGTAATGTGTAGCAAATTGGTTCCGCGGTGAACTCAGTTTCCCCTACTTGAACATCTGTCTGTACCGGGTCGGTGATTCCAGGTATAGTAATACTCTCTGGAAATAAATCATTACTATCAAGTTCACCTGCAGGGAGCTTCTTGTCTACTGTTAATGTAATAGCTAGATCACCTGTTAATTGACCATTTTTTTCCTTATGCTGTACCCCTATACCCTTCCAGTTATCATTGGAATTAAATAAAGTAGTAACTTTATCTGTTAGAAGCTGTAATTCTTGTTCAGTATAATTACTCATAACATACGTATAATTGATTTGAGTGACCTGTCACGGGCTGAGTTGTAAAGTTAATTTGTATAGAACAACTGGTAAACCCTGCTGCATTAATTGGTATTACATCTATACCACCAACGCCATTGGCACTAAACGAACTTATCGTTGGGAATGTAACAGTCATCTTATTGTAACTATTTAATGTATAAGTTCCAGCACTTGTACCAGCATTTATAAAATATCCAGTCAATGGCGGGTCGACTGTCGCTCCGCCAGATAAATAAGAAAGAGCCGATACTGCAGTTAAAGAATAAGTACCAGTTTGAATCAATCCAGTTAAATCTTCATTATTAAATGTACTTAACATTACTCCTTGTACGGAGTCAAAATTATAACCTTCAAATGTTCTAGCACCGGAAAAGCCACAAGCAAGAGTTGTATATGTATTACCGCTAGTAAACTCTGGCCTGCCAGAAAGCTCTCTATGATCAAAATTGCCACTAAACGCAGTAACCTCAGTTAAAGCAGAAGTATATTTTATAAATTTACTCATAATCAAATGTCTTCACAGGAATGAAGTCCTGATCAATAACAAAAATGGTTTTAGGATCTTCCGTCTGCGGACCTTTAAACAGCCAACCTTTCATCGTGAAATTTGTATTAGCAATAATTCTTGCTGGTTGAGTCCCAGATACTTCAATAGGATATTCCAAAGCTAAAGAGCCGTCCCATAATACTTCAGTCCTAATCTCAAAATTACTAGCTAAATTTTGTGACGTCGGTACTTTCCAACTTATAATAATATATGGATTATTATATGGTACAAAATTACTTAAAATTTGATCCATATCAGTTTGAAACTTTGTCATGATAGACATAGATATACCTACATTAATTGGAATAGGTGTCTGTAGCCAATCAGAATCAAATGCACCAGCACTAACCGAAGGGGCTTTTGTATAGTAAAACCCAGGAATCTTATTAAAAACTCTATTTGAATCTCGAGAAATAGAAGTATAATGTACAGCAATTGTTGGCAACTTTAAACTTTGAGCTTTATTAACTATATCTTGAAGCGCTCTTTCTTTTGGTCCATAATAAAACCCTACTTTAAGTTGATCAACGACTGTTTTACTTTTATTATATCTATTAATGACAATGCTATTAAAAGCAGTAATAAACTGCCTTATCATGTCTTTTAGCTCAAAACCATAATATTGGTTTTTCATTATAAATATTTATTAAATAAAACGATCTATAAAATAGATCGGTAGTAAATTTGAATACTCTGGTATTAGTTTTCTTATACTACCTGCATCAATTATATACGTTACACTATAATCATTTTCATCTCGAGTACAGCGTCCACACTGCTGTATAAAAGTAGTAAACATCTTATTAGTATACCATTTGTGATCATTTTTTGACATTTCTTTTATTCTAATATCACCTAAATCTGGCCATGGACATTTTATAATGATACAAAATCTAGACGCGTCACCTTTTAAATCAACACCAAAGTTTAAAGAGGGGCTTGCAAGCACAGTTGGTTTGGAGCTATTGGAATGTTCTGTCAGAATATCAATATTATCTTTATCACCTTTAACACGATATAGTACACGATCACTTTTTAACTGCTCTTTTAATTTTAACGTTAATACATTTGACTGAGTATGAATTAATCCTTTTACATCTTTATGTTCTTCTAAAATTTCTTGTACGCACTTAACCACTTTTGGAAAATATGTATCAATATTTTTCTTAGACAACTGAAACGTACCAAATATAATTGGTGACATTGCTGGATCGAATGCTGACGGTAAATCTATATATTTATAATCTTGTTCAGATATACCTAAACCTCTCATGAACCGCTTATAATCAACAAACGTAGCGGACATAAATAAAATATTAGTAGCATATTTAAATAAATGCTGAGCTAGTACATCAATCTTCTTAGGTATTAATTGTATATAAGCTTTATTATAATTACGCGTCTTATTAATAATATATTCAGATTGTCGCCAAGTGTCTATAACTAAAGATAAATCTCTCTTTAAATCTGATATAAATTTAAATTCCTTTTTTATAGTATCTCCTATTGTATCAGAATGTTTTTCAAACATTCGAAATAGCTCCATATATCTACCCTCTAAACCATCATGAAGTTCAATTAGGTTTGTAAAGAATTGTTTTCTATTTGATGAATATAATAACGTAAAATTATATTTTTTTAATTTACCTAGATCTATCCTGCAACTAAATCGACTAACAATAACATTTTCTAATTCCGATGCCTCGTCACAAACTATAAGTTGTCTGTATTTCAAATGATCTGGTTTATGAAAAAAACTAGAATAATTCTCTACACTTATCTTAGCAGTTATTGATTTATTTCTTGCTTCATAATAATCACACCTATTACAATCCCAACATTCTTTTTTTAATTTTGTACTAAAAATACATGGAGCTGCATCAGCGAAACTTCGGTCATCTAAATTACAAATATATGAGCTCTTACCTTTAAGAGGAATTATATCTTCAAAATCTCTAGTGTATTGATCCTGTAGAGCTTTTGTTGTTGTTAAAATAGATGTTCCATAATTTTTATTTTCAAAATCATCTGCATACTCGTAGGTTAATTTACTATTGTTTCGAGTTATTTCAAATGCTCTATAATCAGAAACTAACTTTGTCAAGCTTGATGGTGCTCTTTTTAAACCATTAGCAATTGTTTTCGCAATAAAACTTTTTCCACAACCAGTAGGTCCTTGCACAACAACAAATTTACAATCCTTAAAACCATTAATAATATTTGGTATAGCATATTGCTGGCTTGAAGATGGTATATATCCTTCCGGGAAGTTTTTAATGCCCATTTGTATATTATAATATCTCTATAGAAAGAAGCAAGTCATAATACCTATTACGTTTATTTTTAATAAGTCGATTAAGACGGGCGCGCCATATAATATCATCTCGATGGATATGCTGTAAGGTGTAATCAAAATAAATCGTTTTTTTATTCTTAATAATATTAAAAGGATATAATAACTCTATCTTTTTATTATTGTTAAATAATAATTTAATATTAAAATCCTTTATATCATACAGCATAATTTGCCCAATACCAAGAGTTCGTTTTTTAGACATAATCTTCACATTGGTAAGTAATAATTCTTTTAATATATTATCAACACGTTCGTATGTCATGTATTCATAAAAGCCATTTTATCGCCCGAAGACATAGGGACAATTTTCTCATTTAAATATACCCAGAATGTTTCATCTGCTTCTAAAGTACTAATTAAATCTACTGTGTCACAGTTTATAGTTCTATAATCTTGCATTAAGATATCCCAAACTACAATTAAATTCTCTTGATTAGGATTGTACGTAGGAGCTTGGCGTGGAGGATCATAATTCAAAACAGTTCGGCCTTCAATCGAATTTAAAAGTTGCGCGTTATTAGTACATAACATTCTTCTAGAACCCGGCCGGCCGGGCTTAGGATTACGCCGGACGAACTTTACCTCGCATACCTTATCCAATAAGATAACTTTAAGATTAGCTAAGCTGGTTATCATTGTCTTCTAAGTCTTGACAAATACCAAAAAAGCGTTGCTCACTTAAAAAGATACAATCTCTAAGGGAATGATCGTAACCTACTACTCGCAAATTATCAACCTTTATACCTTTATCATCTGGAAAGCAAACAACATCACCAGGCTTAGCACACTTACATTGTGGTCCAGCAAGAACGACTCTCGCTAATCGCCATGTACGTTTTACTTGAGATAATGGAATATGTATACCGTTACGAATAACAGAACGACCGTCATTTGATAAATCTACATATTGTGCTAAAACAATATCATCCATAACTGACCTCAACTGATATCCTTGAAGACTAAAAGTATCAGTATCTTGATATGTATCTAAATCAATTAAGCTACGTTTTACATCATGATCAAAAGCATCTCGTTGACTATCAGTCAAATCTAATTTATCTAATTCCGACTCATACGCTTGTTTCGTTTTTGTCTCTAGAGTTGGTACACTTTTTCTTTTTACTTTACTCATAATTTTTAATATTTATCTCAAATGTTTCTGAATACAAATGTACTTCTCGTTGTGATAATTCATATCGTGTACAAACCGCTTCATATGCCTTTTTATCTTTTTTTATTTTCTTTGTATAATTAATATATTTCCTATTTGTTTTTGGAATTAAAGCATGTAAAAAATGATAATGATCAATATTAATACTAAAAACCGAACCATACATATTAACACTATTGTTTATTAAGGGAACAAACCGAGTATTAGCAAATGTTACATACCTATTCACTATATACGGAGAATAAATCTGCGCAGATGTAATATCTATATCAATTTTACCCTTTTCAAATAAAATATTAGTTACAAAATCAAAAAAATTACTTGCTTGCTTCATAATACAGACAGTCTAAAACCCTAATTCGAATTTGCCCGGGTTTTTGCAAAAAAAATTTGGACATTGGGTACGACCTAATAGAATAGGGTTCCAAAACCGCCAAACTAGGGGTTCTCCCAAGTTTTGCGAAAAAAATTTGGACATAGAACCAAGACTCACATAGTTAATTTCGTTGTCGCAAGAAACGCGTCATCCGTCATGGAATAGTACAAATCCACCACAATTTTCATGAATTCTTCCACTTGATCATCGGTTAAATTCGTGGAAAACGCAAAAGCTGGTGCTTTTTGCCCTGCAGTTACATTAATTGCAGTATGTCCAATGGCAACATTGCCCTTTGAATAGGTTATACTAACACTACACTTGCCTTTTGGTTGAATAATGCCATGTTGTTCAAATTCTTTGTGTACAATTAAGTCATCCCCGTCAACTTCGATTGGAGCTTTGAGATACTTCGTCGATAACAGGTTCGCAATTTGTGTATTGAATAATCTTTGAAAGAACACAGCACCAATAGGGCATAAATTAGGAAGCTCCCAGCAAAAATTAACAGCGTCGTCAGAATAAATAAAATCATTGTTAAGAAGGTCTTCATTGTCAATCATGCCCTCCGTTTCTACCTTCATTGGTGCTCGGAACGCAATAATATTTCCAATCGGGAGAGTCTTTTTCCGAAAATATTTATAAGCGAACCGATTATGGATCAAATTTCCATCATAGAGATCGATATCTT